CAATATCTAATATCCCATTAGTAAGACACACTATTCAACAGGCTAGATTAGCAGTAGACAATATAATAATATCCACAGATTACGATGTAACAGAATTATCTAAAACTATTCCAGAGATTGACCATCCTAGTATTAAAATCCACAAGAGAATAAATGTATCTGATACCCAATTTGCCGGAGACTACCTAAGACAAATAATTGCAGTATACAAAATTAAGCAGGATGACTCAATTTGCCTATTGCAACCTACGTGCCCTTGCCGAGAGCCCTATGACATAAGGAGTGCTGTCCAAATGTACGATACCTTAAAAGGTGATTGTCTAGTGTCTGCATATAAGATCGGCTCCCCAGGTAAATTATACAAATCCAGGGATGGCAAAAAAGGCAAGTCATATACAGGGCTAACAACCGTATTTGCACATGAAAGCCCTCTATATATTAGGAACTCTAGTATATACATATTCAAAGTTAGATTATTTCTGGTACGAAATACTATATTTGCAGAAGATACATTGATATATGAGATGCCTTTAGCTAAGAGTATTGATATTAACAATAAGGATGAATATGAGATAGCCAAAATGATCATTGAGAGGGGGTTGATAGAATGGTTGCCGCAATCACAATAACCATATTGGTAATAGGAATCGAATGTCTTCTATTCGTATTTTACGAATTTGTGAAAAAAGTTAATACCTTAGAAAAAAAAGTAGATGGGCTTATGACATCTGAACCAAAAGAAGATAAGTTCAAAGATTATAGGGCTCCTAATGGACTATTCACAAACAAAAGGAAGTGAAACTATGAAAATTAATGCTATAAGATGTCAAAACTGTAATAGGTTGCTTCTAAATAGGTTATCAGGTGATATGGCTTATGATAACAGCACTAACATGTTGTCACTTGTACCAAAAGATGATGATTTAGTGCTTGAAATAAAGTGTCCAAGATGTAAAAAATATTCCGTTATATTCAAATTGGGGGTAGACATAAATGAGTAACGCAACAAGTGAACAACAAAGAGCATGGAGAGAAAAGAAAGAAGCCGACAGGTGTATTTTCATGACTGATGATGAAAGAATGTATATAAATAACAGCATAGTCTTATTACAAAATACTATAAGTGTTAATAGCCATAAGTTCAGGGATTGGGAAACTATAGAAAACTATTATTCTAATGATATAGCAGATGAAGAGGGAGTCCCTAATTCAAAAATGAACTTGATTGTTTCGGCTGTCGAGGGATTAATTTCTCAGCTAATTGACAAAAATATCCAATCGGCTGTAAAAGGCGTAGGCCCAGAAGACGAACAGTTCGCTGCTGTCATAAGAACAGGGATAAATTGGATAATTAGAAACAATGATATTTTTAAAAAGTTGTCAATTTATGGTAGAAGATACTGTAAATTTGGGCCAGCTTGGTTAAAGGTAGTATTTGAAAAAAACTATGCCGGAAATTTTGGGTTATCCAAGATCATGGTTCCTCCTTTAAATAGTGTATTCATAGATTCTAATGTGACAGACATAACAAGGGTACAAGAAGGTGCCTGGGTTGCTGAAACTATACCTGTTGATATGGGATACATGTTTGAAACTTATGGGGAAGAGAAAGCATCGGTTCTTGACTATGGGCAGAATCAATTTAGGGACAATGGAGTATTTAGTTCAGAAATTACGCCACAGGCCCACGATGATTCAATTGTCTTAATACAATGGTGGTCAAGAGAAGAGGGCAAACTTAGGTTACAAGAGTTCTCTTCATGTGGAGTCCTTCTATATGATAGCCATAAAAAAGGAGACAGGAAAACAAATCAAAAATATAGCGAAGTAAAAAGAGAGTCATTTTATAAATATGTAGGGAACAAATACCCTTATTTTTTAGATGTTAAATATCCAGAGGAAGGGTCTCTATATGGCTTTGGTGATGGATGGTTATTGTTACCGCTGCAAAAGGCTTTAAATGAACTTTACGATAAAATCCGAATCCAAATGAGACCACATTTAATTGCTGTCGATAAACATAGTGAGATTGATATATCTGGGTTTGACGATAATTCATTTGACCCATTTTATTTCGATGGAGCCCCATTGCAAGGCAGACCTCCTGTTCATTATATCCCCTGGGGAACAATTACCAATGATATGTTCCAACTAATAGATATGATACACACTGAGGCCCAAAGGGTTATAAGGTTCTCTAACACTATGATCGGACAAGGCCAATCTGAAACAGCAACAGAAGCAGCAATCCAACAGCAGCAAGGTAACTCACACATAGACCATGAAAAGACTAAGCTTGAACACACTCTTTCTGATGTTCTAAAATATTGTGTTGGAGTTATGATGCAGCTTTCTAAATCTGGAAAGTCCCTAAGAATAAATAATGATAAAGACGAGTATGACTGGGTTGACTTTAGGCAATTTACAAAAGTGCCAGTTCAAATTCCGTCAACTTCTTCTTACACAAAAGAATATTTAGACGTTAATCCAGGGACTAAGCCTCCTAAATACCAAACAACAACAGGTGAAAATGGGAAAACTATTACCAAATCTATTGAGCTAGACCTCGATATTTCCGTTGGTTCAGGGCTTCCGAAGAACCCAGCGTTCTTATGGACTATGATAGAAAAACTCTCTCAACTTATGGTAATAGATACAGATGAACAACAACCAACACCTAAACCAGTTATCAACTGGGCTGAAATGAGAGACTTTATGAAAAACATTCTAGGTATTCCAATAAAAGATGATGACCAGATGAAAAAATTTGTAGAGACAATGAGCAAAATTAAAGCTGAACAAATGCAAAAGGTAAAAGGTAAAGGCAGTATTACTCCTAATCAAAATATGCCTACAGGTCAAGGGGCACCCCCTGAACAGGGAATGGCACCGGGCCCAGGTGGAATGGGAGGAAATCAGTCAGAAGAACAACCAGCAACACAAGGACTTACCCAAGGAGGAGGAGAGGCACAGTCTATGATGCAACAAGGAGGTGGGGCATAGTGGATACTGGAAAACACAACAAATTGATAAAAGTGTTATTTGATGGCAATAAACACTTGAACCATGTCTTAAACGATCAGGAAATACTTGACATGACGATGATAGAGTCCAGATTCCCTCTGACAAAACTGCCTGTATGTGGACATTGCGAAGCCCTTGGCTTATGGACTAAGGATTCTGTAACTCAAAAGCCAATTGGATATTGTAAAAAATGCAGCACATACACAAGAAAACCTTTGACATACAGTTCCTATCTGGCCTCTGGATATGATATCGATAAGACTGGCCATAACTTTAGGAGAATGGATACTGTTGAAAAGAAAAGGGGCGATTACGTGAGAGAAGTGTATTTACCAGACTTTAGTAGGCTAGAAGAAATGTGTTAAAGGGAGGTTATGAAATGAGGAAAGAAGATGCAGAACAATTAATAGAAAACACCGAAAAGCTTACAAGCTATTATCAGGCTAATATAAACAAAAAAATAATTATTACAGAATTATCCTGGATTAAAGATTATCCATATAAATTTAGCAAACTTGAAGGGATTGCAAGCCCTGTATCACTAGGAATAACTGACAGATATTTCGGAGGACAGGTACACAAAGCAGCAAAAATCAAAGACAAACCTTATTATATCCTTGTGGATAAGGATGATACAACTATAGGTCTATTGATAAGGGATGAAGATGTCCCAAACTTATCTTACCAGGATTTACAAAAGTTAGCAATCAAATACAAATTGGAATGTGGAAGTAAAGCAAAAAAGGAAGAAATTGTCGATCAGCTATTGACAAAATAGTCAATCTATGGTAAAATTGGAGTATGATGGTAGCAGCCATTTCTACTCCTTAACCTAAAGGAGGTAAAAATCTATGGGTGAACAATTAAGCACAAATCCTACACCCGATTCCGTAATTGAGAGCAGCACAAACATAAGTAGTACAGAAATACAGTCTAGTACAAGTGTAACAAGTCCACCGCCGGAAACTGTACCTTTAGCTACTTTTCTGGAAATGAAAAATAATCTAAAGGATGCCAAGTCCCGTTTAGCTGATATCGAAGATTCTAAATTTGATGAAGAACTTAAGGCTAAAAAGGATAGGGTTCGTAACACTTGGATTGACAAAGGGTTTGATGAAATGACCGCCGATGCAATATCCAACGAGATAGCGGGAATTTATGAGGAGCTTGGAAAAGCCAAACAAACCAAGGGTGAAATTTTAGTCTCTGAGCAGATAGACGAATTGTCAAGTGATAATTTCTATTCTGATATTAAAAAATATGAGTCTCAGATTAAAGCTAAAGTTAAACAATTTGCAAAAGCAGGTGAAAAAATCTCAATAGAAGATGCATATCTGATAATTGCAGGCCCACAAACAAAAATGCGTGAAGCAAAAATCCAAAATGAGGCTATTAACTCAGTTTCTAATGATGGTACGGCGACAGCCAATGTCCCAACAGCCACAGGGTCTAAACCTCAAAACGTATATAACCTAGATGTTAATGATCGAAAAGCATTAGCAAAACTTAAGGAATTCCAACCTAGTTTTAACTGGGATGAAAAGAAATACTTTGAATCAATCATAAAAGACCGACGCTAAGGGGTCACTATCCCCTTGGTGACAGAAAGGGGAGACAAACCTTGGCTGCTAATAATTTTAATTTCAGAGATGAAAAAGGTACTATGATTCCAATGTTTATCGGGACTACAGATAAAGTGTATTCCAGCGATGTAGGAAGAATAGTATTTAGAAGCTCAAATAAATGCATACTTCATTGTTCCGATTCCGATGGTCTATCAACTAGTCTTATGGCTGGTATTATAGGGGCTGTACCAACAGCTACAACCGAAGGAACAACAAGTCCTGCTGCACCTATCTATGTGTACAGATTAGACCCAGACAAAGAACTTGAAGCAACATACACTACTGCCAATAGTGGTGGGCATCCTGCTACTTCTGACATAGGTAGTTACATCGGGTTCTACATCACTACTACTACAATTACAGGGCTACAACTTGACATGACTTATGCAGCACAGAATCCAGGAACATCTAACGCTTTGTGGTATCAAATCACAGGCTATAGCACAAATAGACGTAAGGTCTATGGATATCCGGTTGCGGCTAGTTCACTATTGTGGAGATAAGGAGGAGATAATATGGCTTATACAATGACCGCTGATATCTCCAGAATGCTGGTAGCTGGGCAAAAGGAGATATTCACAAGAAACATGGAGGCTTACCCTATCGAGTACACTAATTTTACAACCAGGAAAGATAGTAATAAGCAGACAGAAACTTACGACAGCATGGGCAACTTAAAAGCCGCTACACAAAAGGTAGAGGGCGACAAAATCAAATATGGTAAAGTTACACAGGCTTACCAGACTTCTGTTACAAATTATACCTGGGCTAATGGTTATGAGGTTTCACTTGAAGCCACAAAATATGACCTATATGGAGTTACAAATTCTGTAAAGGCCAAAGAATTAGCAAGGACAATGAGAGAATTAGAGGAAACTACAGCAATCTACTACATTGATAATGCAGCTAGTGTAAATTTAGCTGATGGTGTGCCTTTAGCTTCAAATTCTCACCCACTTGTTGACTCAGCATCATATAATGATACTTATGCTACAGCCGCAACAATAGCCGACCCAGATAACCACACAGCAATGATCAATATGTTCTATGACTTCAAGAACCATGCAGGTGGCCCAATGAAATCCACACCTAGGAAAGCATTGACTCACTTTGTTAATCAATTAACAGTAGAGGAAATTTATAACTCTGTTAATAAGGCTTCTGAAATGTCAAACACAAAGAATGTATTACCAAAGATTCAGTTTACTTATTCAACTTATATGTCATCTAGGACAGCTTGGATGATGTGGGATACTTCATTTGAACATGTTCTTATGCAATGGTTCATGGGCACAGACTTTGACTCAGACACAGACAAAATTTACACAAAAAATATGTACTTCAATGCAATTGCTATGTACAATACAGGTTGTTTGCCAAATATTGGTATAGTTTATAATGCAGGTGCATAGGGAGGAGGAAACAAAATGCCTAAAAACGTAATAGGTACAACACTTTCTACTTCCTATCATGGAAGTACAGACTACAAAATATTTAGTCCTGACGGTGCATGTTACTTAAGACATCCAGTTGAAGCGATAGCTTGGACATCTGACGGGCTCGATGTGTCTACAGCATCATGCTACGGTGTTAGTTATATCACAGGTACATATGGTACCAACGGTGGTGCATGTGGTCTAGAAATAGCGGCTCCAAGACCAGGCTGTATGAAAACAATTATACTAGACACAACTAAGACTTCAACAGATTTACCTTATATCGATTTGACTACAGCATGTGGGTTATTGAGTGCTGGGGCTTCTGGATATAATTACATAAACTTTAGTTCACTTGCATCTGATGTACAGAGTGTTACTTTAGTCGGTATAACTACAGCCTACTGGGGTTTAGTAGCCATTTCAGGTTCTACACTGTTTTGGCAGAACGCTGCTGGTATCAGGTCATCTACTACACCAAGTTCATAAGCATACATGGGCCTTACGAGGCCCATTGTTTTTAAGGAGTGATATTGTGCTCAGCAAATATTTAAAAGTTAATTTTTCTAATGTATTAAAATTTCCACGTAGAAAATATTCCCTTGATTACATTCCAGGTGGCATTGAGAATAATGTTTTATGGCTATCATACTACCAGATGACAGGGAAAAGAAATGATGAGTGTTTTAGACTACGTGACTTGACAACTTCTGATGAATGGGATATTGGAAGGCTTAATGGATATGTAGATCATCAACAGGTTTTAAAATTACTTAATGGCAATACTGGTTTAGCACCTAAAATCTATAACAATACATTTGCGGCTGGAGCAACTGATGCTATACAAACTAATGTTGCTAATATGCCAATAGTTGCACAAGCTGGAAATTTTAACCATGATGGGTTTAGATTTGTTGCGGCTTCGAGTAACTATATGGAAATTACAAAATATAATGCTATAAATATTCTTAGCCCAATTTTGAATATTTATACTAACGAGTATGGAGTAAACGTTGGATATTCTATTTGCATAAATACGTCCACTTTTAACGATATGCAGTATGGTGCGTACACGTCTGAATTATCTGGTACTAAACAATTAAATACGCTTGGTTCTGCGAGAATAGCATCTGTATTGTATCCACCGAGCGAAAAAACGCTAGTGTGCTGGAATAGCAAAAGTGGAGGCGGATTATCAATTAATATAAATGGGAATATTGTAACTGGTGCATATGGCGCAGATACAATGGCGGCAAATAGTGTATATATAGGATGTCGTAATAATTTAGGTTCGGTTAGCAGTTATCTAAATGGGCAACTAAAAACGGTATCGATATCAATTGATAACTTATATAATTACTACAATATTCTAGCAGCGAGGTGCTAAAATGGCTAATTGGTTAATATTCGATACTTATGAAGAGGCTAAGCAAGCAGAACAAAAGATATTAGAAAACCTAAATAAGAATTGGCACAATAAAGCAAAGGGATATAGTGTTATTAGTCAATTAGACAATAAAAAATTTGGATTTATAAAACCTGGAATAAATTGGCCAGTTGAAAATTTAAAAGATGTAATTATAAAAGAAGATTTGTCTTATACTAGTGACTGGTTTAGCAAAGAAGAGCCTTGAAAAAAGAGGGAGGGCATACTTATGTATACAAGGAAGGTTTTTAAGAAGATGATATCAATAGTTCCTGAAACTATAGCTTCTACAGCAACATCTACTGACTATAAAATAGGGACAATATCTTCAACGCGTTTAAGGACATTATCTGGGGCTACTACTAGATATTGGGGGGCTAATTTTGAAGTAACTATAGAGGCTACAACAGGGTCAATATACTTTTTACCTGATGAAGATATCGAACCTACAAGTTCAAATGCATTTAAGCTAAGTGAAGGAAAAAGTATTGACTTAAAGATTGAGAACTTCTTAGCAATAAAGGGAGACAGTACCACTGCCAAGTTCCAAGCCATAGTATGGACAGACTAAAGGAGGTGTATTCATGAGTAATTGGTATTTATTTACAGGAGCAGCATCAAGTGATGCCCTTGCTACAGCAACAAGTTATTTAGGTATTGTAAATGATAATTTCCATAAATATAATCCTGGTGCAGATTGGTTAATAGAGCCTATTGCCCTTGATACAACTGCAACTGCTGACAGAACCATAGGAACTACTGTAATGTATTATGGAATCCCGGCTCCATCAGATTATCTTCTAGCAGACACATCAGATTCTACCTATGCAGCAGCGACAAGTTGGAATATTTCTTGGTTCTCAACTCAAAGAATCCTCGATTTTTTACTTAAGGAGGGGAAACTATGGGGAAAACTTTAGAATCAATTATAGCCTGGGCCGATGAAACAATCCCAAACAAAGTCTCCTCAACAGCAAAAATTACACTTCTCTCCGATCTACTTGGTGATGGAAGTTTTAGAAACTTTAATACATATGAAAATGAATACACTTTCTATGTCTCCTCTCATACTGCTGAGTATGATTTGCCAAGCGGAATAAGGGTGTCTGATCTTACATATGTCGGGATAACTGCAACAACATACAATACTACAAATGTTCTAGCTTCTACTACTCCATTTACAGAATATAAGTTCCAGGGGCTCCATGATGAAGGAACGGGATATCGAGAATACACAACTAAACTGGCTATTACCCCTAAACCAATGGGTAAGTACCATGCGAAGCTTAGATATCGTCCGTACTATGGCCCTTATACTGCATCTTCTGATACAACTACAATAGTAAAGGCCGACAATAGCCTTATAAACTTTTTGCAATATAAACTAGCGGCTAGAATATGCCAGAGCATGGCGTTTCCAAGGATTGATTTGGCAAATAATTTTGAAATGTCTGCCGAGTATGAACTTTCCAACGCTAAGTGTGATTATTTTAAAAGGCAAAGGGCTCTAGCTAAGAAGCCAATGTCTTATAAAAGGTGGTGGTAACAATGCCTCTATGGGATGAAATAAAGTACAAAAAGACTATGTTAACAATAGCTTTTGGTAAAGGTATCAACAGTTATAATGACCCTTTAGACCTGGCTAATGATGAACTTACAGACTCTTTAAACATGTGTGCTGATGACTTCCCAATTATAAGGACTAGAAATGATAGGACACTTGCCACTATTCCTAAAACAACAGGGACTCTCAGAGGTATAGGGTCTCGAAACAATACCCATATACACATTTTAGATAGTAGTTCTTGGAAATATGGTGCAGCTACAGATGCCGCATGGACACTTATTACAGATACTATCAATACCACTGGCTATGCTTCTTTCGTTGAGTTCAACACCCAGAGTACAAAATTTACAGTTTGTGCCTTTTCCACAGGAGTTATATACAATGGGTACTGGAATAGTACTGTCTATTCTACATTTGCAGATA